ATTGGCACATGATTTTTGATATGCTTGCCAAGTTTAAGCAAGAACTCAAAGAAAACTTCCCATACAAAGTAATTGATGTTGAAGGTGCCGAAGCTGATGATATCATTGGTACTCTAGTACCTCGAGCAGCATCTAGTGAGAAAGTATTGATTCTATCTAGTGATGGTGACTTCTTACAGTTACAACGATATGGTGCAAATGTTAAACAGTATAACCCAGCACAGAAGAAATATGTTAAGTCTGCTGACCCAATCTCCGATTTGAAATTAAAAATCATTGAGGGTGATAAAGGTGATGGTATTCCTAATGTGTTATCTGCAAGTGATGTATTTGTTCGTGAAGTAAGACAGAAGCCTTTAACAAAAGGTGTTAAAGAAAAACTCATGAAGGAAGTTGCTGAAGAATGGCAAGACCAAAATGCTTACGGTGGTTTCACTCGTAATCGCATGTTGATTGACCTAACTTACATTCCTGAAGAAATCAAACAGTCTATCATAAATAACTACGAAGAAGTAAAACCAGCAGGTCGTTCTAAACTGTTGAATTACTTCATGAAATATAAACTAAAAAACTTAATGGACGTGATTGAGGAATTTTGATGAAAAACATATATGAAATTCTTGATGAGTTGGATGAAGCAAAGACTAAGCAAGAAAGATTAGAAGTTCTTAGAAAGAATTATAACAAGGCATTAGAAGAAGTATTGGTTATCACTTTTCACCCTAATGCACAATGGTTAATCAAAGAGATGCCAGCTTCCTATAAAGTACCTGATACTTTACCTGGCGTAGCATATTCTAGTATTGGTTCTGAACTACGTAGATTCTATCTATTCAAAAAAGGTGACCCAAGAGCAGAAGCATTGGATCCAAAACGTAGAGAAGAAATTCTGATTCAGATTCTAGAATCATTAGAACCTAGAGAAGCAGAAGTAATTATTGGTATTTTCCAAAAGAATTTGGGAGTGAAAGGTTTGACTTATAAGTTTATTAAAGAAGCCATACCAAACATTCCCTTACCATGACGAGATACAAAAAAGAAAAAGTTGTCATTGCTTGTGGTGAATACGATCCTTTAACGGCAGAAGATGTTGCCTTTCTCAAGAAGTGTAAATCTAAAGGAGATTGGTTAATTGTCGGAATACATTCAGATTGGTGGATGTTATATGCTCGTGGAGGAATCGTACACAAGTATACTGAACGTAGAGAAATCATTTCTAATTTAAGATTCGTTGATGAGGTGTTTACATTTAGTGATATGGATGGAACAGTTTGTCAATTACTTAAATTAGTTAAGATATGTTACCCTCACGCAGATATTACTTTTGTATCGAATGAGGATATGGACAATATGCCTGAGAAGAAAATCAAAGGCATCACTTTTGAAACAATGAAATAGGAAGCATCATGACTAAGTTTGTCGGCAAGTTCCGTAAGGAAAGGAACTATAATGACGATTACAATTACGATTATAAAAGACATCGTAATGAACATTCAGAATCAAAGAAACAACTCCAAAGAATGGTAGAAGATGAAGATACCGAAACAGAGTTGTTGTATAAAAGCAACACTGCTTGACATGGTGTAGGAATCGTGTATAATAGAACTTATGATATACACACACATTCCAAAGACTAAGCCGAAGATTACCAAACAGGCTAAAGAGCAACATGACAAGTGGTTGGCAGAAATCAATAAGCCAGTTCAAAAGTTTGCTAGAGGTACAAGTGTTAAAATTACTAAGACTGTACCAACACCTCGTATTCCACCAGGTCGTGAAACTCCAAAAATTTCAAGTTTAGACACAGGATTTGTTCCGTGTACAAAAACCGTATCTGGTAATTCTTACACAGGTACAAAAATGTTAGGTATTGGCACTTTACATAAATCCAATGCAGTTCCAGTTTTTAATAATGATGAAGCTATTGAGATAGCGAAGATGAGGAGAGGTTAATGCACAACTGGACTAAAGAGGAAATGCGAGAATATGAAGATTATCTCGATTCACTGACAGAAGATGAATTTGAAAAAGAATTAGAGTTTCTAAGATTGATTGGAAATTCAAAATTAGAAGGTAAAAACTTAGTTCCTTACGAAAGCGAGTATCTATGCTAAATCAACAACCACAAATCATGTCTTGGGTAGACAAAGAACAACACGATGCAGCATTTCCTGCTTGGAAAGCACTCGATAATGTAGTTCGTCAATGGGCTGCTCTGTCAGGACACGAAAAAGACCAAGAAAAATACGAAATTTTGAAAAAAATGTATCAAGATTAATTATGAAACTGAAAAAATTAGACAAAAATCTACTTTTGTTCACTTTTGACACTCGGAAAGAGATTACAACGACATTTTTTCGAGTACAAGAGTATTATGAGTCACCAAATCTGAATTTGCATCGCAAGAAATTCTCAGTTTTTCAGTTTTTACAAGAGCAAATGTGTGATGATGGTCATATTGACTACTTTTCGTTCTGGTCTGGCTTCAATATTCCCGGTCACATCATTAATTCATGGTGGAAAGACGGCGCTGAGTTAGATTCTACAACAAAAGAAGAAGAACTCATGACACAAATTTGGCATAATGTTGATATGTCTGATAGATATTACGTTATTGGTGCTGAGGAAAAAGACCTAACGACTATCAATCATGAAATTGCTCATGCTTTATACTATTTGAACAGAGTTTACACACATAAAATGGGTGATTTGATTCAGGAGTTCATGACCAAGTATAAAGAAGATTATGATTCGATGGTTGGAGAACTTTTGAGAATGGGTTATAATGAGGATGTGATTGATGATGAGATTCAAGCATATCTAAGTTCCGAGAAAAAGAAAGATTTAGAAGATTTTGGTATTAATTTCGATTACAAGAGATGTTACCCAATCATTAAGAAATTCCGTAGTGTGTTAAAAGAGTTTAATACATATAAGATTCAATAACTTAAACTGGAGTAATAAATGGGACTGACACTTTTAGAGAGTTATCAATTTGGTAACCGTATTGCAAAGATTTATCAAATCCGAGAGGGTCAATATTTGTTAGAATTCTGTTTAGATGGTAGAACATCAAACAAATTAACTTTAGGTTCATTAGAAGAAGCCAAGAAAGTTGCTGAGAATTACACCAGCGGTTCTAATTCACAGTTACTTAACGAAAATGCCTGAGATTACAGAATGGAATCCAGAGGATCCTAGAAAAATCTATGATGCTCTGATTGAAAGATGTAAAGAAGTTAAAATATGGACGGTACGATGTCTGGTCGATGAAGTGTTTGTTGTGCCAGACAAGATACCTAATTGGTTATATGATGTTACAATCGTGGATGGTGTTTTCTATTTTGCAGTGATTGCTTCAAACTTTAGAGATGCACGATTAAGACTTTTGGAAGTAATACCTGTTATTAAATTTTTAGATGAAGATTATGAGTGAAATAGTTTGGTCACATAAAGAGATGCAAGCCTTGGTTATTCTACAAGAAGAATGTGCTGAAGTAACACAAGCCGTTGCCAAGTGTTTTAGGTTTGGTAAAGACGGTGAATGGGATGGTACAACTAATCAGCGAAGATTGGAAGCCGAAATCGGTGATGTATTGGCTCTGATTGACATTTTGGTAGAAAACTGTTATCTTTCAGATGCTTGCATCAATGCTTCTAAGAAAGCCAAACGAGAGAAGATTAAGGAATGGTCTGACCTATGAACCAAGAACAATTGGTAAAAATACTAAAAGGTATTCGTTGTTGGACAGCAGAAGGTTCCACTGCCAGAATTAAACTTACCGAACTTATCCAACAGTTAGGTGGTAATGTTGTATAAAAACAACACCTATTGACAGGTGTGTTGTAACCTAGTATAATGGTTTTATTATGAGTAATTTCTTTGATATCAGTCTTAGTTCGTTAAATCTATTTTCGTTCATTTTAGGAATGTTTTTCACTTTGACAAATTCTTATGGTTGGTATGGTAAGAGAAATTCGTGGGTTATCGTTGTATTGTATTTTGCTGGTCTTGCCGCTTGGTATGCTTTATGCTTGTGGTTCCTACAACAACACAAAGGGTGATTATTATGAGAATTTTTGTTCCTGCATTAAAAAGACATTTTGATAGTAAGTATATCAATTATCGTCAAACTTTTTTCCGAGGTAGATAATATGTTACAATGGCTTAAACAAGCACTTATTAACTTTTTTACAACCGGTTGTTCTGGTGAATGTGAACAAGGACGCAAACCTTGTAATTGTGATTTAAGATGCAAGAAGTAAAATCCAAGATTAATCAACGCAGGGCGCAAATGCTTATTCATTCGTGCCTATATTATGAGTTGAACGAATCTATTGTGGATGACCATACTTGGCAGAAATGGGCAGACGAGCTTCAGAAACTACAGGAAGAGAATCCATCTATTAAGACAGGTTTCTTTGACCGAGAGTTCGAAGATTGGACAGGCGCAACAGGTAATCACCTTAATCACCGTCATCCATGGGTCTACGGCAAAGCGCAACGTATATTGGAGTTACATTATAGATTCAAAGATATACAAGAACCTCGACAAGTCCTTCCAGCGCCTCCGGAGGGTCTAGAAGCATTTTTCAATTAATACCAAAGCATATCAATGGCTATCAAAATAGAATACAAGCAAACTGG